TATGGAATTAGAGGTTATACTATTGATCGTCTGTATGCTGATGAAGCACATTTCATAAAAGAGGAAGTTTGGGCAGCGGTTACTCCCATGCTTGCAACAACTGGAGGAGATATTATCCTTCTTTCTACTCCCTTTGGCTGTCAAGGATATTTCTACAGATGCTTCCACGACCCAAACTTTACATCCATACATGTATCGACCGAGGAAGTAGCTAAAGGGAGGCCTGATCCTCAAAAAACTTTGATACTAGAATTTCTGGAACAAGAGCAACAAAGAATAAGTAGGTTACAATATCAACAGGAATACTTAGGCTTGTTTGTGGGAGGAGTGCAGAGATTTTTCCCAGATGATTTGATTGAGAACTGCTGTAAAATAAATAGAAAAGATCCTTACCTTCCGATTGGGGATAAGTTCATGGGAATTGATATAGATAGAATGGAGAGAAATAACACATTTTTTACAAACCTAAATAGAATAAAAAGAAAAAAACTAAGGCAGTTTGAGTTGGAAATAACCAACAATCTTAGACTAACTGAAACTGCAAGGTTAATAATCCATAAAGATAGCATGATGAAACATAAGAAGATTTACATAGATGATGGAGGACTAGGAGTAGGAGTTTTCGACTTATTGTTCGAAGATCCTCAGACTAAAAGAAAGGTTATAGCTATTAATAATGCTAAGCGTTCAATAGATAAAATCAATATAGATAAGCCCAGGACAAAAGCATTACTAAAAGAAGATCTTTATAATAATCTTAAAAACGCTATGGAGAAGGGAATGATAGATTTGTATAATAATCCAGAAACTATCCAGTCCTTGCGTTCAATTCAGTATGACACCGAGGGAGGAAACCTTAGAATATATGGAAATTACACGCATATTGTCGAAAGTTTGATTAGAAGTGCATGGTGTCTAAAAGACAAACATTTAAATCCTTACATATCTTAATAATAACATGGCTCACACTGGAATATATGTCCCAACATTACTAGAACTAACTTACAAAGCTGGAGCTAATGTGTCCGCTACCTCAATAGCTGAGGCTTTTGCTAATTCTTATATCCAACAAGCTGAGAGTTTAATCAATGTAATGTGTAGAAAAGTTTTCGCTGCTGCTCCAGCGGCCTTTACTGCGTTGCCAACTACAACTAAATATTTACTAACTGAAGTTGCTAGTGATCTTGCTGCTATCTATGCTATTCAATACGACATGAGTGGATTTACTTCTAGAGTTGAAGCGGAAGATATGATAAACATTTTAAGAGATGCAGCCCTTAGAGGCCTTGCAATTCTTAGGGATGATAAGAACGAAAAGTTCCTTATGACAGGAGTTTAAAATGCACGACTTCGCTAGATTTCCAGAATTATCTAATTCTCAAATGCAACTATATTATTTTGAAAGCCCACACAAACAAATCATGGACGATATAAGAGTTAAAGTTGTTAAAGTTCATGATGCTGATACAATCACTGCAAGATGGAGTGAAAGAGATTTTGATTTCCCAGTTAGATTTTTGAACATAGATGCTCCAGAACTAAACGCTGGCGGAAGTGTAGCAAGGGACTGGCTAACAAACTTAATCCTTAATGAAGAAGTAGATTTAATTATAGATCCTAAACAGCGAGTTGGAAAGTATGGAAGGTTACTAGCTGCAGTTAATTTTAATGGAATGGATCTAGGAGAATGGATGCAATACCTGGGCCTAGTAACTACTTTTGGAAATAGGAGGCCTGGAGAAATCCCAGAAATAAAATGGCCTTAGACTTTGGACTATTTAATAATAGAGCAAATAATGTTGGATTAAACCCTAAAAACTGGAATGTGATAAGCATACCACCTTCTGCTTTTTTTCCTACAACATCTAATCCTAATTTTACAGCATCCCCTGGAGATATAAAATTAACTTCTAATTCAGCAGATGATTTATATATTTGGATAAATTTGCCACAAGAAGCTACCTTAACTGAAATAATAGTTTATGGAAATGCTCTTGCAACAAATGATGATTTTGCCTTATATAGAGTAAATCATTCAGGAACAGCAGTAAATATTAGGGGGGCTGGAACTGGGCAAGCAATAGGAACTGCTATGACTGATTTATTAGAAGTAATTGATAACGAAAATTATTCTTATGTAATTAAAATAGATCAAACATATAATACTGGAGATAGCACTTGGATTTTATATGGAGCTAGAATAAAATTTGCACTAGAATAGAAACAATTAAATAACATGAAATACTTAATATAAAATGGGAGATATGAATGTTGCAAGCTCAGTAGCCAGTGATTTAACTAATGCTGTTACAGATTATAGCGTTGCAACTACACAAACCGACGCTGCTGGAGATCAAAAAGAGTATAGATATTGCAATACTAACTGGCCTCAACAACTAGGTTACTATACAACTATTCCAGAATTAAGGGCAGCTATTGATGTTAAGGCTACATGGTGTATTGGAAAAGGAATAGATCCAGAACTAACAGACGAGCCAACCCAAATGCTTTTAGAAACTATTAAAGGAATTGGAAATGAGAGTATTAATACAATTTTAGAGAATATGATTAGAACTATGTATATTGGGGGAGATAGTTATGCAGAAATTATAAGAGATGATGATGATGTGATTATTAATATTAAAACTTTAGATCCAAGCGTGATGACTATTGTAGGAAATGCAGCTGGAAGAATTACAAAATACGAACAGACTTCTAAGATTAAAGGAAAGAAGCCAGTTAAGTTTGATCCAGACAAGATCTTCCACTTATCTAGAAATAGAGTTGCTGATAATATACACGGAACTAGCGTTATCGACGCTGTTGAACAGATTATTCTAATGAGAAACGAAGCTATGACTGATTATAAACAAGTAATGCACAGATTTGTTAAGCCAAGATGGATTATTAAGCTAGACAGCGACGATCCAACTATTATAGCAGCTGAGAAAGCTAAATGGGATGAAGCAAACGAGAAAGGAGAGAACATGTATATTCCAATGGGAAGCGTTGAAGTTGAACAGATGGCCATAAGCCCTAATGCTACATTAAATCCACAGCAATGGATAGACAGCTTAAATGATTATTTCTATGAAGTTGTTGGAACACCTAAAATAATTATGGGGAACTCTAAAAACTTTACTGAAGCTAGTAGTAAAATAGTTTATCTAGCGTTCGAACAATCTGTTAAGGAGGATCAACTTTATGTTACTGAGCAACTAAGGGGCCAGATGAATTTAATAGTTGCGTTCGTATTCCCAGCTAGCTTAGAGAATGAAGTTTTAGCTGCTAAACCTGCTGAAGAAAAACAAGGAGATATGACAGCTTCTGAGCCTAACGATACAACCGCCGAGATGGAGGGAAACAAATGAAATTTAAACAAACATTAAAAGCTAAAGTAGATAGAGTAGAATATGCCACTTATCTAAACACATTCATATTATTTACTCATGTAGGAATACCACTAGTATATTTATTCTGGGGGTTAATCTAATGGTAATAGATCTAACAGGAAAGAAAAATACTATTGATTTAACTCCGCCAAAGAAAGATAAAATTCTAGGAGATACTTTTTTAGAAAAAGCTAAAACTGCTGTTTTTGGACTAGGCCCAGAAAGTAATCTAAAAGAGAAAACCGTGCCTTTAGGAGCTAAGGGATCTGGAATACTTAATATAATAGCTAAAGGAGGAAAAACCGTCGAGAGTTGGAGTGCTGTTAATAAAGCTGCTAGAGTTGGAACTTCGGTAGCTAAAGCTGGACAAGTTGCGAGTAATGCTAAAACATCTGTTCAAACTGCTACATGGATAACTAAACTAGTTAAATTTGCTAAAGATCCTAAAGTTGTTGTTACTGGTTTAATGGCTGCTATAGGGACTTATCCTTTTGCTAGTTTTATTCAAGAGGAAGCAATACAGACTACAACATTTCCATTAAGCCAAGCCTATCGAGAAGGAAATGAAGAAGCGTATGTTGCTGCTAAAGAAGCTTATAATGAAGTTGTGGATGATAGTTTATGGGAAGGAATTATTGCTGGAATACCTTATGCTAATTTAATAAAAAGACTAGTAGATTATAAAAAAGCTGCAGACGCCTCAGTTAATGTTTATGATTTATTAATGGCTAATAAAGTAGGGGGAGTAGATGCAAGTGGGGAAGCAATACAAAAAGAAGATGACGTCATAGCTAACACTGAAATTTATAATCAAAAAAGAATAGATGCAGAAATAGAATTACAATTAATAAGGGCTAGTGCTGATAAAGCTAGAATACAAAGGGCCTTAGACTATCAAAGAAATTTAGACAAAATGGAAGCTGAGGACAGACAAGCTATAGCTGACTTCTGGGCCGCTTATGCTGAGGAAAAAAGAAAGCTTGCTGATGATAGTAGGCCAAGTAACTTAAATTTTGGATTAATTTAATGTAAGGAGGTATGACAAAATGGAAGAAACAAATGAACAAACAAACGAACAAGCAACAGAAAATACTGGAGCTAGGGATAAGCCCCAAGTGTATGACAAGATTGACAACGCTAACCTTGCAGCAAAAAGGATGGAAGATGCCGCTAAACAACTCAAAGAGCAAAACGACAGAACAGAAAGATTGTTAATGGAAACCAAATTATCTGGAAAGTCTGAAGCTGGAATAAAAGCTGAGAAACCTAAGCCAATGTCTGAAGTTGAATACGCTGAAGCAATGCAAAGAGGAGAAGTTGATCCATTAAGAGATGATGGTATTACCAAATAGAGAAATTCTAGAACAGGAAATTGTTGGCACTGAAGCAGCCATTAAAGCCCATAAAGCTGGATTGGCAATAAACGAATTAGTGCTAGAAAAATTCAAGGAAACTCTAAACAGCCTCCCTGCTGTTGCTAAAAAAGATAAAAAAGCGCCAGTTGGAGTAGGTTAATCGTTATACCGATTAAACGAAACATTTATATACTTTATTTATTTATATTATTTATGGCTAACGAAGCAATCATCACTACATTACTAGGAAATCAAGGAGATCCAGTTGAATACACTGTTGCTGCTGGAGGTGCAATCCCTAAAGGATCGTTAATGGTTTTAAGTTCAAGCCCAAAAACAGCTACTATATCAAGTGCTGATGGAGATTTTTTCTGCGGAATTGCTGCTACTGAAAAAACAGCAACTGATGGTGTTACTAAAATGGCATGTATAACTCATTGTGTCGCTCAACTAACTGCTGGAACTGGAGCTACAACTTTCGGACTACCTCAAAAGATAAGCGGAGCTAACTTAGTTATTGATGCTGATGATAGCACTATCCCTAAAGCTATGGAAGTAGTAGGAATATCTTTAGAAACTGTTGCTGATGGAAACACTGGAGGAGTTTTAATTAATATTTAAAAATGACATACGACGAAAACGGAGAGATAGACATTAGAGGGGAGAACATTTCTAGAGCTGTAAAAGGCTTCGCAATGAAACAATTTAAGTTAAAACAAGTTGCATTAATGGAGAGTTCAAGCAATCTTACTGAAACTTATTATAAGGAAAACAATACTATTCTAACTGCTAGCGGAGAAAG